TGTACTATATCAGGGTCTTGAGTGGCTGATTGGTGCGCATCTGTGCCCTGTATTTGATACCCTGATTCGCCGTACACCAGTAGTCGAGAAATCAACCTACTGGAGAAAACCGTTGGCTGAATGCTCCCCGCGTTCGGCTGCGACTGTAGACTATGCTACTTTTGTTTCCGAGTATCTGGAAAAGGGTGATCGTCATGGCTAAGAAATTTAATCTGGCTGACCTCATGGGAGATGTGTCCAATTTGGACACATCTCCCGAACTCGCAGTTAAACAGATCCCGTTAGACAAAATCGACACGAACGATGCAAACTTTTATGCCGTGGATGATGTAACGAATCTTATGGACTCAATCGAGATGATCGGTGTGCAGCAGCCATTGGTTGTGCTTCTAGCGGACGGTCGTTATCGCCTCATCGCTGGGCACAGAAGATACAAGGCATTATCTGAACTGGGTCGAACTTCTGCGCCGTGTGTGGTTCGGGGTAAATTAAGCGCCACAGAAGAACAACTCATGCTCATCCTCACAAACTAGACTGCCAGAGAATTGACATATCCAGAAAAGCTGGAACAGGCAAAGCGGCTTAAGGAACTCTTTATTAAACGCCGCGAGGAAGGTGCAGAACTTCCCGGGCGAATCCGCGATATGGTAGCAGAGGCTATGCATGAAAGTTCCGCAAATATCGCACGTATGGAAGCCACAGACAAAAATTTGTCCGAAGAATGGAAAGAATCTCTGAATAATGGCAAAATCAGCGCGGCTACGGCATATCAAATCTCAAAATTATCTACTGAAATGCAGCACAGACTGAAAAAAGAATATCCGGTGCACTGTGAATTAACTGCAAAAGTTGTACAGGCTGTTGAAAAAATGGAAGCCTACCCTTTTGCACCGCTGAATTGTCCGTTACATAATGGATCGCTGTGCACGCGATATGCTGAACGCGCGGAAATGGTCGCAAATGGCACTTGCTCAGGATGTTGCAAGAATTGTGACCATACAGAAGGTTGTCTGGCTCTCTGCGGTATGTGCAAGAAGAACGCAGACCGAGAAAAAGAGCGCGAACAGAAAGCGCAAGAAGAAATGGAAGCCGAAGAACAGTATCAAAAGTCAGCATATCGGCGGGTACAGCTCAGTTTGATAGACTTGGCACAAGATCCGCGCTGGGATGATGCAGAGCAGCTGCCTTATACCATTAAATTTTTCCGCAATAATACTGAGCCGCGCCGAAATAGCTGGTCACCATCACTGGCAGACTTGTTTGAGCTGGCGGAGTCGATGAAAATTTCTCTGCCTGAACTTGTGGACTGGTATTTTCGCTCTGCATATGTGCCGGCTTGCATTTCTGAATGGCATAAATTCCCTGCAAAGAAGCCGAATGAGGGCGAAAAAGTCCTTTGTCAGTACGGCAAAAAATCAAAATATGATGTGATGTTCTATCAGAACGGCACTTTTGGACAAATCCTGAAAGGCGAATTTGTGCTTGTACCGTTTGAAGTCCATTATTGGACACGGGCGTTTCCGGAGGTGGAATGATGGAAAAGGAATATGGTCTACCAAAATTGAATCCAGAATTAAAAGCTACTGTCACCAGTCTGATGGACGCACCATCGAAGTTAAATATGCGGAAAGCTGATCTTATCTCTTATTGCGCGTTGCTTCTTTCCGATTGCATTTTCTTGGAAGAGCAGATAATCCAACTTGAAAAGGTTTCAGGAATGCAAATTGATACGCTAATTTTGTTGTTCCGTTCGGGATTTACTTTAGTCCCGCATAGTCCGAAATTTGGTAATGATTTGATTCTGAAACCAGATGCAAAAGAAATATTGCAAGCTCTATGGACAAGAACAGATACAGATGATAAGGAGCAAGAATGAGAAAAAAAGAGTTATTACTGGCGTTTTTGGTGATTGGTGGACTGCTGGCTGTATCTTGGATTGGAACGGTTGGCATGCTGCGCATAATCGCGTATTGTTACAACATGGATTTTAGCCTGCGGGAAGCCACAGGTGCTTAGATCGGAATTTTAATGATTAAATAGGATGGGAGATAAAGAATGTTAAATAAAGTAATTTTGATGGGGCGTTTGACCCGTGATCCAGAGGTACGTTATACACAATCGAACAAGCCAGTTGCATCCTTTGCACTGGCAGTTGATCGGGCGTATAAAGGAGCAGATAACGAACGCCAGACCGATTTTATCGAATGTGTGGCATGGAGTGCACGCGCAGATTTTGTGAAAAAGTGGTTTGCAAAAGGCATGATGGCTGTTGTCGTTGGACAGCTCCAGACGCGCCGCTGGGAAGATAAAAACGGCAATAAACGTGTAACGGTAGAGGTTAACGTGGATGAAATCTCTTTCGGTGAAACCAAAAAATCACGTGCTGCGGCGGGAAGTCCACCGCCTGAACCATATCCAAATGCACCAGATGACCAGTTCACACAGTTGGATGACGGCGACGATTCTGATGTACCATTTTAATTTTGTACGTTGACAACAGAAAACGCTTGTGATATCATGGTTCTCAAATGAAATACCCCAGAATAGAGACCGGGGAAACTTTGAGAAGTTTTTGAGTCCGTGAGCATAGCGGCTGTTTGTCTGCTGTGCTTGCGGACTTTTTTGTTTTCTGACAGGAGGTGAGCGGCATGGCAAAGCGTAAAAAAACGATAACAGCAGGTCAGTTGGTATTGGTAGCAATGGCATCTATGCCGCTCCCACGTGATCCAGACTTTGTACGTGCAGAGAAAAGCCGCTGCATGTCAGCGGCAAGGGCGCGAATGAACTTAAAGCAAAGCTGCCAGAAGCTAGAGTTGCTGCTAGCTGCCAATTTTACAAATAATGATTATTACATCACTCTGACATATGATGATGAGCATCTGCCCAGCAGCCGATCAGCGGCAAAAAAACTTTTAACGAAATTTGTTACACGGCTGCGTACACATCGCCGAGCACGAAATCAGGAACTGAAATACATCTATGTGACTGAGGGATTACACGGTGGAAAGCGTCTGCACCATCATATTGTTATCAATGGATACAATGATATTGATGATATCATCAGCCTATGGTCATATGGGAATACAAAACATACGCATATAGATCCCCGGCAGTTTGGCGATCTGGCACGATATCTTACAAAAGAACCGCGGGACGGTATCGCGCAAAACGGAAAGCGCTGCTGGACACCGTCGCTCAACCTTATAAAACCAACGGCACAGAGCGAAATTGTTGCAGATGACCTATCGTTGGTTGCTCCCAAAGGGGCTGTCATATTGGAACGTGTAGAGAATCAGACAGAGTTTGGCGAGTTTGTGTATTTGAAATACTTTCTTCCTGATCCAACACCACGACCGCTGCGCCGTCCTAGTAAGCAACATAAAACAAAATAGTTCTTTATTTTTAAACTTGAAGCAGTGTATATCTTCTCATCAGGGCATAGAGAAAGCCTTTGAGAGATATTGATTGGAGAATAGAGACATGGTAAAATGCAAAACAGAAAGACCTGTATTAACTAGACAATGGATTGTGTGTCCAGTCTGTCAGCGGAAACTTGCGCTATGTGTGCAAGGCGCAAAGGTGTTTGGGGTTTTTGTTAAGTGCCCAAAATGCCGTGAAGAAATCGAATTGAATACCCCAGAATAGAGACCGGGGAAACTTTGAGAAGTTTTTGAGTCCGTAAGCATAGCCGTTTGGCTGTGCTTGCGGGCTTTTTTGTTTGTAAAAGGGGATTGAATATGCAGCCTTGGGCGATTAAGTTTTATCATTCGCAAGCGTGGCAGGATTGCCGCGCGGCATATATCGCTACGCGAATCGGGATTGATGGCGGTTTGTGTGAGCGCTGCCATAAAATCCCAGGGAAAATTGTGCACCATAAGCAATGGCTTACACAAGAGAGCATACAAGACACGGCTGTCACGCTAGGGCATGCCAACTTGGAGTACGTATGCCACGCTTGCCACAACGAGGAGCACATGGGAGGTGTGCTGCAACCACGGTACAGGGTGGACTGCAACGGCTGCATCCTCCCCCCATCCGCGCCCTGACCGCTTAGGGCTCTTGACCGCGCCCCACTCAAAAAAACCTGCAACGGTTTGCTTAGGGGGGTGTGGGAAAAACGAGAGGAGGATACACATGGCGAGACCCGTCACAAACCCGGAAACAAGATTTAACCGCGCACGCGAGGAGCTTGAAACGGTTTTTGCAGGACTGGACGAAAAGCGGCGAAAAACCGTGTCAAAACTGCTTGACAATGCCGCATTTATGGGCAATCAGCTGGAAGATTTGCGCAAAGAAATCCAGAAAAACGGCGTTGTTTGCGAGTACCAGAACGGCGAAAACCAATTTGGCACAAAAAAAAGCCCCGAAGTCGAGGTTTACTTGTCCATGATAAAAAACTACACGCAGATTATCAACAACCTGTGCGCAATGCTGCCGGAGGAAAATGCAGCTGCTAGTGCACTGCTTGATTTTGTCACAAAGGGGGGCACTCGAAAATGATTTGTAGCGATTTTTGTGTATTTCTGAATAAATTTAGACATTGTGAGGCTACTATGCGCCCACCAGAGCGCATTACTGAATGCCCCCATAGTGCCATTAAGCGCAGTGTAAGTGCTGCCATTGGCGGCAGTTCGTCAGGAGGTATGCCGCGTGGCAAAAAAACAGACTGATCCGCGCGAAGCACGTCAGAAACTACTGCTGAGAATGCAGCGCGAAGCCAAGAAGCTGCTTGAGCTGGGCGAACGAGAGTACCTAAAGCAATACTGTAAGCTCATTTTGACGGGCAAAATCGTTGCCTGCCAGAAAATCAAGATGCTTTGTGCCGTTTTGCTGGACAAACTGCTGCACCCAGAAAAGCATGCGCCATATGTGTTCAATTTGAACACCGCAAACCATGCCATAGATTTTGTGGAGCGGTTTTGCAAGCAGCCAGTTGGCAAATTGGGTGCACCGCTGCGATTAGAACTCTTCCAGCTGGCGCGATGGCAGGCAATCTTTGGCTTTGTCCATCAGGACACCGGACTGCGGCAGTATCTGGAGTGCATGATTGTTGAGGGACGTAAAAATGGTAAAACCACCGAGATTGCAGCCCTTGAACTTGCCCTATTGATTGCAGATGGCGAGGGTGCGCCGGAAATTTACAACATTGCAACCAAGCGCGAACAGGCTGCAAAAGCCTTTGATGCTTGTGTCAATATGCGGCAACAGTCTCCAGAAATTGCAAACGTCATCAAAAAGCGCAAGCAAGACCTTTATTTTTCCGCAAATATGGGATTTATCCGCGTTCTGGCAAGTTCAACCAATAGTTTGGATGGTCTAAACGCACATGGCATTCTCATTGATGAGCTGGCGGCAATCAAAAACCGCCAGATCTACGATGATATGAAGCAATCTCAGTCCGCCAGAGAGCAGCCGCTTTTGTTTTCCATCAGTACAAACGGCTTTGTCCGTGAAAATATCTTTGATGCGCAGTATGAATACGCGGCGGGCGTGCTGGATGGCACGATTGATGACCCCACGTTTTTGCCTTGGATCTATGAACTGGATGACCGCGAGGAATACTTGAATGAAAAAATGTGGATCAAGGCGAATCCGGGACTTGGCACAATCAAGAAACTTGATTTCCTCCGCCGAATGGTCAAGAAAGCCAAAAGCGATCCCTCATTTCTTCCAACTGTACTGGTTAAGGATTTTAATTTAAAGGAAAACGCAGATACAGCATGGCTGACTTGGGCAGAGTGCTCGAATCCTGCGTACTGGTCATTGCCGTTCCGGTATTGCATCGGCGGCTTTGACGCTGCGGACAGCATCGACCTCACAGCCGCTACGGCACTATGTATGCGTCCGGATGATCCGCATATCTACCGTCAGAGCATGTACTGGATACCGCAATCCGTACTAGACCATGACGCGCAAAGCGGCAACCGCCGCGAACGTGACGGTTTACCGTATTCGCTATGGGTCAAGCAAGGATTTATGCGCACGCACCCCGGGAATAAGGTGGACAAGCAAGTCATTTTGGACTGGTTCCTTGAGCTGCGCGAGACAAAAAACCTGTATGTACTCTATATCGGGTACGACCCTTGGCATATTGATGACAGTCTGCTAGCGCGATTCAAAGCCGAATTTGGAGAACGCTGCATGATACCAGTACGACAAGGTGCACTGACGCTATCACAGCCCATGTATGACCTTAAAGCAGACCTACGGGCAGGGCATTTGGTCGATAATAACAATCCAATTGACAAGATTTGTCTCATCAATACAAACAGTCGGTCTGATGTCAATGGCAATATTCAGCCAGTCAAGACAACCGATCCGCGCCGCCGGATTGACGGTACAGTTGCGCTACTCTGCTGTTACAAAGTCTTGAATGATAATCTTGATGAAATTCTACGCATGAATGAGGGGGTAGATTAAGCAAATGGGACTGTTTGACAAACTTTTCCCTCACAAAACAAGACAACCCACTGAAAAGCAGGTGAACGCTTATTTTAAGGCACTCACGGCATACCAGCCAGTGTATACCAGCTATGAGGGTGGGCTATATGAAATGGCACTGACCCGCACCGCGATTGCAACCTTTGCACGCCATGCGTCAAAACTCCGTTTGGAGATCGTGGGCGATGCACGCCCTGATTTAGCTTACACCCTTTCACATCAGCCGAATCCATGGCAAAGCTCCAGCGCGTTTCTGGCGCGGCTGGCTACGATCTATGAGGTACAAAACAATGCATTTATCGTGCCACTTGAGGACAAAATGGGGCGGCTTGTCGGGTATTATCCCGTTTTGCCGCAACAGGCGGAAATTGTAGAGGTGGGCGATGCTCCCTATCTGCAATACCGCTTTCTAGGCGGGCAGACGGCGGCAATTGAGCTTGATCGCGCTGGACTGTTGGTGCAACACCAATATGAGCATGATTTCTTTGGTTCTTCCAATCGTCCGCTGCTTCCTACAATGGAAGTTGCGCATACGCAAGATCAGGGCATTATCAACGGCATTAAAAATGCCACGACAATCCGGTTTTTGGCACGCCTGGCGGGTGTGTATCAGCCAAAAGATATTGAGAATACGCGCAAATCGTTTGCCGAAAGCAATTTATCTGCCAATGATACAGGCATTATGATGTTTGACAACAAATTTGCAGATGTCAAGCAAGTTGAAAGCCTTGCAAATGTGGTCAATCCGCGCCAGCAAGAGTATATCCGTGACAGCGTGTATGAGTATTTCGGGACAAATGAAAAGATTTTGACCAATACCTATACGGAATCTGAATGGGATGCGTACTATGAGGGAAAAGTTGAGCCGTTTGCCATTCAAGCATCACAGGTTTTAAGCCGGATGACCTTCGACCCACGTCAGCTACGCGATGGTGCGATGATTCTGGCAACCACCAACCGGCTACAATATGCAAGCAATCAGACTAAGTTGCAGGTTGTGACAGATCTATTTGATCGTGGCTTTCTGACTCACAATCAGGGACTAGAAATCTTTAATCTGTCCCCGATTGATGGCGGTGACAAGCACTTTATCCGCCGCGAATATACCGAAATCGATAAGTTAGATACAGATAAGCAGCATCCAGTCGCTCTGGATGCTGGGGAGGGTGCTATAAATGGCAATGACACCAGAGACGCGTGATTATCGCATGTTTGAGATGCGGGCAATGCCCGTAACGGACAGCGAAACAGGTGGGAAACAATACCGCGTAGAGGGCTATGCGGCAAAATTTAACGAGGAAACCGTCTTGTATGAGGTTGACGGCATCCAATACAAAGAAGTCATTCGTCCGGGCGCGTTTTCGGGAGCGAAGATGCAGGACGTTGTGATGAATTTTAACCATGGGGGAAAACCCGTGGCGCGGACAAAGAACGGCACTTTGCAGCTGACAGTAGACCGTACTGGACTGCATATTGTGGCTGACCTTGGCGGCACTGAAGAAGGGCGGAGGCTCTATGAGGAGATTCAAGGCGGCTACATTGACAAAATGTCATTTGCGTTTACAGTCCGCACGTCTGAGTACGACAAGGTAAAGCATCTGCGCAGTATCATTGCGTTTAACCGCGTTTTTGATGTTGCGGCGGTGGATATCCCTGCGTATGACGGCACTGAGATTGCGGCGAGAAGCTGGGCAAAGGCGGAGGCTGTACGCGAGCAGGCGGCAGAGGTCGCACGGCGTAAACTCGAAATCAAGCTATCAACCTACGGAATCAATTAAAAAGGAGGGCACACAATGCCTGTTATCAATCATAATGACCGTTTCACACAAATTGAAGAGCGTTTGGCGGAGATCCGCACGGAAATCAATCAGGAGGGCGCGGATTTGACTGCGCTTTCCGCCGAAGTTGACCAGCTGCTGGAAGAACGCAAGAAGATCACCGAGGCGGCAGAGACCCGTTGCGCACTGCTGGGCAAAATCGGCAGCGGTGAACTCGGTACACCTATCTCAAACCTCTCACTGCCAGCCGCAAGCCCTGAGCAGCGCGCGGCAGGTACTTATAACGCCGAATCGCCAGAGTATCGCTCTGCATGGCTGCAAAATTTACGTAAATGTGACATGACAGACGTGGAGCAGCGTGCATTTACCACCGTTGCCGCTTCTGCTGGTGCTGTGATTCCAACACAGACCGCAAGCAGCATCCTTGAAAAGGTGACACAATACGCGCCGCTACTTAGTAAGATTAACCTGCTACATGTGCCGGGAATTGTACGATTTGCGGTCGAAAATACCGTTAACGATGCGGCATACCACGGCGAAAATGCAAAAATCACACCATCAGACGACAAGCTCAAGACCATTGATCTTTCCGCATACGAAATTACAAAGCTTGTCCAGATCTCCAAAAGTGTGATGACTATGAGCATTGACGCATTTGAGCGCTGGCTTGTTGATATGTTGGCACGCAAGATTGCTGACAAAATCTCCGAAACCATCCTGAACGGCACAGGTTCGGGACAGGGCACAGGCATCGAAAAAGCAAACACATGGAATACGGATAACTCTGTTGAGGTCGCAGTCGCTGCAAGCCTGACTGACGCAGATGTACAAAAGCTTATTTCCATTTTGCCCGGTGGATATGATGCACGCGCGGAATTTATTATGAGCAAAAAAACGCTCTTCACTGATTTTATGCCGCTGCAAGACAAAAACAAGAACGATATTGTCACAACTGAGGGCAGTTCGTACTACATCTATGGGTATCCAGTGACGCTTGATGAGCGTGTAGCAGAGCATGAGGCGTATCTCGCAGATCTGTACACTGTCGTTGGCAATATGCCGGAGGATGTGACGATTACCAGTGGCTTTGACCTTGACACAAACAGCTTTAAGTTTTTGGGCTGTGCAATGTTTGATTGTAAGCCCAGTATGCCAGACGCGATCCGCAAGCTGCGCAAGGCAACTTCATGAAAAAGTCAGAAAAAACAAACAGCTCGTTGATCTCGCTGGAACGATTTTATGCATATGCCCGAATCGATGCGCAGGGCGAGGATGCTGTCATTACTGCATTACTCAACGCGGCAGAGATGACCATTGTAGACAAGACGGGCAAATTGCCGCCGTCTGACAATGACGATCTCTATTGTATGGCAATTATGATGCTGGCGGCGCACTGGTACGACAACCGTACCCCCACCGAGACAAAAGCGGTTTACGAAATCCCGCACACGATGCAGATGTTGATCACACATATTGCACTGTGCGGCAGATATCCGGAGGTACCTGCGTATGAGCCTTACGAATGACCTAAATTGTCGGGTGACGATTTGGGCGCGGACACTCGTACAAACCGCCCACGGCGATGATGATTTTATTCACGCCCCTTTGTGCGAGGTATGGGCGCAAATCCTGCCGCATGGCGGGGCGGGACGGGCAACCGGCGGCAATGTGTCCCCCATGCCCGGCGATATGCGCGAGCCTTATATGAGGCACAGCATTATCTTGCGGGCAAACGCCCTGCCAAACATTACGACTGACATGTATGTGACTTATCGGGGGCGGCGGTATGATGTGGACTACTGGCGACCGCATTATCAGCACAATGACCGTGTGGAGCTGGTTTGCACCATGGTCATAGATGACCAGCTGCCGCCCGCCGTTCCTGCCCCCGATTTTGGAGGGATACCCCTATGAGAGACGGTTTTGACGTAGAAGAATTTGTAGATTTTGCAGAAGTCTTACGCGCTGCGGCAAGCACTGCCCCCAAAAAGAGCAAGAAATTTTTGCGCAAGGAGGGGAGTAAGCTTGCAAGGCGCACCAAGGCACGGGCAAAACGTGAAATCGGAACTGACCACAAAAAACCCGCAAAGTATGCAAACAGCAAGCACTATGTAGACACCATCAAGCGCAGTAAGCTTTTTGACCGCTTTGATGGAAGTATGGGCGTAAGCGCCTATTCTTCCGCCCGACATGCGCACCTCATTGAAAACGGTCATGTTTTGTATTCACATGGCAAAGCAACAGGGCATTTTGTTCCCGGAAAATTCATTTTTCAGGGTGAAAGCCTTGCTTTTCGTGATACATACATTGATGACACCGAAAAATTTGTGGATGATGTACTCAGCGAGGTGGACGGATGACAATCGCAGAATTTTATGCCGCGCTGGTGGACACCGTTAAACGGAGCTTACAGGTGCATGATATCGTTTCTACGCCGGTGATGGCGAGTGACTTATCTGAGCCGATTGTCAGACCATCGGTCAAAATCATGCTGGACGAGGTGCGCACAGACCGCGCAACGACACATCAAAATATCCGGCATGTGACCCTGCGCATCTACTATTTTCCCCCTGACCGCCAGCACTGGCGAGCGATGCACTGGGCTGTGCAGGAGGCTTTGACCGATGGTCTTTTGGACGGGATTTGTGTGGGCAAATACCATGTATATCCCGATGAGGGCATCACTTTTGATACCACGGATGGCGTTTTGATTGCCACGCAAGCGTACTCGTGGTACGAGGACAGAGACACACACGACACAGGCGATCCAATGGAAAGCCTGTATGTCAATTTATAGTAGATAGGAGGTATACAAAATGGCAAAAGTACCTGAAATTTTGGTCACGTTTTTACAGCGTGCGGGCAGCCTGATTGAACGCAGTCAGCGCGGCATTGCGACACTGATCATTCGTGATGACACAGATTCCAGCTTTGATATTAAGAAATACACCTCTATTCCAGAGGCAGATGCAGACAAAGCACTGTATACAGCGGACAATCTCAGGCAGATTAAGGACGTGCTTTTGAGTGCTCCGTATATGACTTATGTCGTGCGTATCGGCGCAGACGGTAAGTTATCTGATGCACTGGCAGCCATTAAAAAAAATATTAAGACCAGCTGGGTTGGTGTGGCAAATGCCAAACCAGAGGACGCAGAGGCTCTTGTCAGCTGGATCAAGGCGCAGGAACAAAGACAGAGGTATTACCGCGCGGTTGTATTCAATGCAGCCGCACCGGACAACAAGCATGTTGTCAACTTCTGCAATGAAAAGGTCACATTTGCAGATAAGGAACGCGGCGAAAAGGAAGGCAAAGAGTATGTTGCATCGCTGTTGGGTATCCTTGCATCTTGCAATATTAAGCGCGGCTCGACCAATTACCGCTGTGCAAACCTTGTAAACGTGCAGGAGGTAGCCGACAATGCAGCGGCTGTCAAAGCGGGTAAATTTATCCTCTACAATGCCAATGTGGACGAAGTGCGCGTTGTGTCCGGCTGCAACAGCCTGACCACAACAAACGGCACGACCCTCACCGAGGATATGCAGTACATTGAGACGGTGGAGGCAATGGATCTCATTTCTGATGATATTATCAGAACCTTTAAAGAAACTTACCTCGGCAATTACCGCAACAATTTGGACAATCAAATGCTTTTTATTTCCGCTGTCAATGCATATTTCCGTGAACTGGCACAGCCGGGCACGGATGTGCTCGACCGAGAATATCAAAATACAGCACAGATTGACGTAGAGGAGCAGCGTGCGGCATGGATGGGCACCGGCAAGGAAGAGGCCAAGGGCTGGGATGCGGATAAGGTTCGCAAGATGACTTTTAAGCGTTCGGTTTTCATTATGGCTGATATTAAGATTCTTGGCAGTATGGAAAACCTGCACTTTGTGGTCAATATGGCGTAATAGGAGAATACAATGGCTAGAAAAAATGCATTAACACAAAAGGTCATTAACAAGCTGCTGCGCGGTCAGCATGGGCATATCTGGTTTAATGGCAAGGAGCTTGCCACAGTCCAGAAGTGCGAGGCAAAGATGGAAGGCGACTTTGAAGATATCAATGTCTGCGGCGATCCTGCTACATATTCGGTATACAACGGTTGGAGTGGTTCGGGTACGCTGGAATATCTCAAGTTTGACACCGAAATTATGAAACTCGTAACTGAATCATTTCTCTCTGGAGAAATGCCAGAGTGTCAAATCATTACCCTGCTTGAAAATGAGAGCACCGGCAAGCGTGAACGATGTCGCATTGGTACTGTGACCTTTACCGAGGCAACCATTTTGGCATTTGAGAAGAAAGCACTGATTACTGAAAGTGTTCCGTTTAAGTTTGCGGACTTTGAATATTTGGAAACCATTGAATTTTAAGGAGACGAAAGAAAATGGCTAATTTTACATTTGATGAACTGCTTGCAAAGCGCGAACAGCGCAAGGCGGACAAGCTGGCTGTTACTGAGCTGAAAGTACCAAATAGTGACAGGACACTGCTGGTGAAAAAGCCCACAGACGCAAAGCTGATGCGTCTCTATGGTCAAATTGCCGAGGCAAACGGAGAATTTGAACAGATGCTTACGGCTACGGATGAACTCATCTACCACTGCTGTGACCAGTTGCAAGATGCAAAACTGCATGAAGCGCTGGGCGTTGCAGATCCGCTGGAGATTGTGCCCGCGCTGTTTACTGTGCAGGAGCGTAACCTGATGGGTCAACAGATGATGGAGTTCTTGGGTGTTTTCAATGGTGAAGAGGATGAGGAGGAAGCATCTGGGGAAACCCCTGTAAAAAACTAATTGCGCGTGACTGGGTGCTGTCGCTGGCTGCATTTTATGCGCCGCGCGGCATCCCGCCAGCTCAGATACTGGCTGCGTCTCCCTCTGAGTTGGCGTTTTTAGAAGAAGCACGCGCAATGCACCAAAAAGAGACGTTTACCGTGATGTACAACGCGATCTGTGCCGCCCTCAGTGAGGACGCGGCAAAGGAGGCACGCAAGATCTATGGCTAAGGTAATTTCTACTGTCTTATCATTGCGTGACAATATGTCCGGCGGTTTATTAAAGATTGCACGCAACATAGATGGCATAACCCCCAAAATGCAGGCTGCAACCCGTAATGTTTTGCGCTTTAAGGACAAAATTTCAAAGGCGGTCAGCAATACCGTCAAAACAACGGCAAAGGTCGGACTTGCTGCTGGTGCAGGCTTTGCCGCGTTTGCGGTTAAGTCCGGCGCGTCCTTTGAGGCACAGATGAGCAAGGTCAAGGCAATCAGCGGCGCAAGCAATGCCGATATGGTACGCCTGACCCAAGTCGCCAAAAAAATGGGCGAAACTACAAAATTTACCGCCACAGAAAGCGGTCAGGCGCTTGAGTATATGGCGATGGCAGGCTGGAAAACTGATCAGATGATTTCCGGCTTGCCGGGCATTATGAACCTTGCCGCCGCAAGTGGGGAGGATTTGGGACTGGTCTCTGATATCGTCACCGATGCGCTGACCGCGTTCGGCATGAAGGCAGAGGACGCAGGACGCTTTGCGGATGTGCTGGCAGCTGCATCCTCCAACTCTAATACCAATGTTGCCATGATGGGCGAAACCTTTAAGTATGCCGCACCGGTAGCTGGTGCTTTGGGTTACAGTATTGAAGATACAGCTGTTGCCATTGGTCTCATGGCAAATGCTGGCGTTAAGGCAGATCAGGCAGGTACATCGCTACGCGGTGTACTGACCAACCTTGCAAAGCCGAGTGAGCAAAACCTCAAATACATCAAAAAATTGGGGGTATCCCTCACAGACAGCGCAGGCAAGACAAAACCCTTGGCGAAATTACTGGGGGAATTTCGTGCCAAGTTTGCAAAGCTGACAGAAGCGCAAAAAGCAGAGTATGCCGCAGGAATTGCCGGTAAAAATGCAATGGCTGGATTCCTTGCCATGATGAACGGTTCTGACGCGGATTTTAACAAAATTACAAAATCCATCGAAAATTCAAGCGGTGCTGCAAAAAACATGGCAGATACCATGAACAACAACCTTTTGGGACAACTTACGCTGCTCAAAAGCAGCGCCGAGGGTATCGGAATCCGTTTTTATGAAGCTTTTGGAGAAAAGGCAAAAAATTCCATTGTCATTCTGAGCGGCTGGCTTCAGCGCCTAAAGGACGAGGGCACTATTGACAAGTGGGCGGAGCAAGCCGGAGAAGCATTTGCTTTTGCCGTAGATAAACTGCGTGAGGGATTTGCATGGATCCAAAAGCACAGTGAGCAAATCAAAGATGTTATCAGCAAAATTGCAATCGGCTTTGCCGTTTTTAAGGGTGTGCAAATTCTTGGAAATATTGCGAAATCTATCAATGATCTGATTTTATTCGGGCGTACAATCGGACAAATTGCAAAGGTTGGTATACCAACCTTAATTGCCGGATTTAAAAAAATCGGCGGGGGAATTTTTGGGGTAGGAAAATCTTTACTTGGATTGGCGGCGGCACATCCTTTCATAGCGCTTTTAGTTGTAGGTGCTCTCCTTATCATAAAGTACTGGGATAAGTTGAAACCTCTTTTCCAGTCAATTGGCGAAAAACTGCGTGCTATGTGGGATTCACTTAAAGAATTCGGGCGAGTAATTGCAACCGTTTTCGGAGGGCTTTGGGATTCGCTATTGCTTTCCGGTCAGCATCTGACCGACTGGATCAGCGCACGCCTAAATGATATCGGAACATGGTGGACAAATGTCACAACTTGGTGCAGCAATGCAAAGGATAGCTTTGTCAACGCTTTTGGACGCATCAAAGATGCCATTGTAGGGGCGTTTGATGCCGCAAAGTCCAACGTCGTAGGCTTTTTCTCATTGATTGATGAGAAAATCAGCAATATTCCTATAATTGGCAACCTGTATGGTGGCGTGAAAAGTGCAGTCGGCTGGGTTGGCGATAAGATCGGCGGATTTTACGCCAAACAAAAAGAGCTGGTCAATCAAATCGACAAAAACCGCAAAATCGGCGCGAATGCAATGGGTACGCACTACTGGGGCGGTGGTTTGACCCGCGTACATGAACGCGGCGGCGAGATCATCAACCTGCCATCTGGTACGCAGATCATTCCCCACGATATCAGCAAAAAGACCGCTGGCGGCGGTCAATCCATCAATGTACATATCAATGTGCAAGGCAACATGATCGGCAACGAGCAAGCCGCAAATATGTTCGGTGAAATCATCGTTGGAAAAATCAAAATGGCACTGGCGAACATGTAAAGGAGGGCAGAACCAATATGGAACTTGTATTTTCTGCGGACAATCGGGCAGATATCTTGGTTATGCCCTTTGTGCCGCCCGATATCAGCATAGAAGAACCGCAAAACAACGAGGTGTTTAGTGGGTTATCCCGTGACATCAACCTGATTGGTAATCTTGGTTTAAAAACCCTCAGCATGTCCTCATTCTTTCCTGAGCGCAAATATCCCTTTTGCAATCCGCTTGCGCCGATTGGAGCACAGCCCTACATTGCCTTCTTCCGGCGATGGCGCGCGGAAAAAGTACCGTTGCGTGTGGTATGGACGGACAATGACGGGAGCGAGATTTTAAACATGCCGTGTACGATTGATTCGTTTGACTGGCAGGCAGTCGGGAAAATGGGGCGCGTTTCTTACAGTTTGACGGCGAAAGAATATAACTTTGTGGTGGATTGATATGTACAAGCTACTGATTAACGGATTTCCTGTTTTCGGACGCGTGGGAGACTTTAATACCAGCGAGGATTTAGACCAGCTGTCTGTGCAGCTGTCTTTCCGTCTGGCACACAATCCCCATGACAAATACCTGCCCTCTGGTCTGAGCAGTCCGGGCGATCGTGTGCAGCTGTTCCATGACTCTACCATGATTTTTCAGGGGATTGTTATACAGTCTGGTCTAGATGGCACGGCACAGGCAAATGATTTTGGCTTTTATCTCAACAAAAGCAAAGTCATTTTGCAGTGCAATGATGTTCCGGCAGATGACGCAATCCGGCAGCTCTGTAAAAAGGCGGGCGTGTCGCTGGGTAGTCTCCCTGCCCTCCCTACAAAAATTACAGAGGTTTTTATTGCACAAGAGCCGTCTGCGATCCTGAAAACCATTTTGGAACGCGTGACAGCGGAGCGCGGAACAAAATATTTCACGCGGGTTGAACCAGACAAAGGATTGTGCATTTATCCGTATCCCACAAGCCCTATCAAACTATCCGTACAATTGGCTAGAAATATACGTCCATTTGACCCAACTTGGAGTCTGGGCGAAATCTCAGGCACGGATAGCATGGAGGATTTGCGCAACCAAGTTGTCATCTACCGCGAGGAGGACAATCAGGCGCGTGTGCTTGCGACTGCATCAGACAGTACCAGTATCGGCAAATACGGCTGGCTACAAGAAATGGAGACGGCTGACGAGGGTACAACGGCGGCACAGGCGCGGCAGATGGCTGCCACAAAGCTAGCTGAACTCAACCGCATTGCGGTGACACGCAACGTGTCCAATATGCTGGGTGCAGACGTGAGAGCCGGAACGATGCTGCATTTTTCTTCTGATAAATTTGGGTTTGGTGGAAATTGGATCATCAAACAGGTGACACACAATTACACACAAGCCGCACACACCATGAGCATGGAGGTGTTTCAACCATGAGTTACGATACTGAAATCGCAAAGATGTTGCGCGATCGAGACACACCACCGCCGCCAGCTGGGTATTATATCGGTTCAGTGGTGAGCTTATCGCCCCTCACCATCTCTTTGATGGATGGCGAGGTTATGGCTACGGGTGCTTTTCTCTCCATTTCGGAAACGATTGCACGTCTGATGCAAAAACTACCAGATTGTACGTTTAATGGCTGTTCATGCGGTGGAAATTGTACCCATCAATGCTTTCCAAAGCCCCTGCAAGTGGGTGATCTGGTCGTTTGCGTGGGTCACAACCGTTACTGTGCGATTGATAGGGTGGTGTAATCTATGACCGTTTCCATGTTCCCCGCCGATGTGTTCAATTTGAACACATTTCAAATGTTTCCATATACACAAGGGTTTGTGCCTGTGCCGCCAAATGACAACAGTCAGGTGGCAGAAACGAAAAATACTATCATTTTTGACTATGAAACCAACCGTTTTCGGGTGATTGATGGTGCGCCACGCACGCGCGATGGCGTAGCAGCTGTCCGGCAATGGGTGGCACTCATGCTACGCACCTACCGAGACCGTTTTACGGTCTATCAAGGCACGCAGTTTGGACACACTGGCGAGGATCTAATCGGCATGCGGCAAGCACCGCCCGGATACCTGCACAGTGAGTTGGCGCGAGAAATCCGCGAGGGCTGCAAATTATGCCCTGCAATTGCACGCACAGACGATTTTTCCTTTTCTCGGCAGGGACGCAGCCTGCTTGTACAGTTTACAGTAACCCTGAAAACAGGAGAACAAACGGAGGTGGACGGTATTGTCGGTTGACTCGATTCATAACGAGATGTTGGACGGTATTCCGGACAGCTATCAAAAAACAATTGGCTATCCTACATACGATTTGACCCGCGCTTTTGCAATCGGCGCAGAGGCATTGGCTGATGAAATTCGGCAGGAAGCGGCAAAACTCAACGTGGATAACCTATCTGGTGATGATCTGACGCGATTTGTGTATCAGTTTCGAGGCATCCCACGCAGGCAAGCAACCCACGCGGTGGGTGTTGTCACAGTTACAGGTTATGGTACTGTTTCTGAGAGTGACCTATTTGAGACAAAAGGCGCGGTACAGTTCGTGGCAACCAAAACGGTTAAAATCCGTGACAGCGGCACGGTTCCAGTCCGTGCGCTGTTGACTGGCTCAGTGGGTAATGTGCCAGAGCAAACGATCACAGAGATCCCTGTCACCATCCCTGGCATTGTGACGGTTACCAATGCGGCTGCCACGACTGGCGGCTATGCGGAGGAAACAGACGAAGCCCTGCGGGAACGTTATTACCTCAACGTCCGAGAACCCCCGACAAGTGGAAACATTGCACACTACAAAGCATGGGCACTTTCTGTGCCCGGCGTGGGTGGTGTAAAGGTTTTTCCCTTGGCACATGGGAATTGGACGGTCGATGTGGTCATCATCAGTGACAAACATGAAGCAGCTGACCCAGAATTGGTACAAAAAGTGCAGACGTATATTGACCCCGAAAGCACTGGTTTAGGCGATGGGGTCGCGCCAATCGGGGCGCACTGCTATGTTGAAAGTGCAAAGCCTTTACAAATTGATGTGTCGGCTCGTGTCGTGCTCAGTGCGCCAGAAAACGCGGAACAGGTCAAAGAAGCAGTAACCGAAACACTAAAAAAATTTTTTGCTGGACTGCCATTTGACAACAAAAATCCGTCTTATGTCAGCCATGCACGCATTGGCGCGGCACTGCTGGACGTGCCTGACATATTGGATTATCGGGAACTTCTGCTTAATGAGCAAGCTGCAAATTTGAAACCAAATGATAGAGAAATTGCTGTACTTGGTGAGGTGACTCTAAATGTGGTTGAATAAACTCACTGGATATATTCACCGCCTTTATCGGGATGACCCTTGGATACAGTCGCTCTATGATGTGGCTGGCACGAAGTTAGACGAAATTGAGGCTGGTATCGCAGAATGGCACGAAAACCGCTTTTTTGATGGCTATACCTTTGCCTTGCCTATCTGGGAACGCATTTTGGGTATGCGCCCCGGGCGAATCCAAGGGGATGACAGCCGCAAAGCTGCGCTGCGTGCCAAATGGCTATCTAACCGTAAGTCAGATCGAGCACTGCTGCAAGAAATCTCGGACAGCTGGCAGGCAGACGCTCTGGAAGTCGGCTTTGAGGATGGATATATTACCCTGACCGCTGACGGCACGATCTTACGCGACTGGCGGTATCTGCTGGCGGCAATCAATGAGGCAAAACCAGCGCATTTACCGCTTGTTCCCGTCATCCGGTCACAAAGTACGCTGTATTTCGGCGGTACGCTCGTGCCGTCCTATGGACAAACTGTGTTGCCGCAATGGTCGCCGGCACGGACGCTGCGTACCTCTGCCACGGCTGGCGGTATGCTATGCAGCACAATGACAACTGCGTTACCACCGTTGGAGGTGATTTGATTATGTATGGATTTATTATCCCTGCAAAGGGCAGGGAACTCATTGCAAGCCTGCTGGCTGGCGATACGCTGACCATTACACGGTGCATGGTCGGTGAGGGCAAGCCGCAAGAGGGCGTTGAAGTGTCTGAACTAACCGATTTGGTTAAGCCCTTGGCGCAGGCAACCAGCACCGCTCCAATTGTCACCAGACAGCAAGTTGATATGACGATTGAATACCGCAATGACCTAAATGGCGGTCTGGAAAGCGGCTTTTACCTGTCTGAGTTTGGCATTTTTGCACGCGGCAAGGACGGCGCAGAGGTCATGATTTACTATGCTTGTCTGGGCGACTATCCCCAATATGTACAGCCATACACCAAGGGAGGCGCGGTTGAAGTCCGGCGCTTCCCGATTGCAATTGGCGTGAGCAATACAACAGATGTGCAATTGGATTACAGCGCAGATGCGTTTATTACATCGGAAAACCTTGTAGAGTATTGTAATTCGGTCGTTTTGCCCTTGTTTATGGCGGATGTCGAAAAACGTATTGCAGCGCACAACGCAGATCATGCAGCGCATCCGTTTCTGTTGGGCAAGATTTCAGATTTTGATGCGCGGCTGTCGCTCATTGAGCTGCAATATGGCACAGACGTAAACGGTAACCCATTTATCGTCACGTTTGAAAATCTGGATAGTGTTACTGTACAAGGCGTATGGAACGAGCCCGAGAGGAGGATTGAGTTTTAATGCCGAATTACAAACTAAAACAGGTGAAAACATACCAAGAAGGCGAAAAGTTGTTTGTGGTGGACCATGGGAATAGGGTGTACCCATGCACAGTCTATTATAGCCCTACATATGAAATTGATTCTAATGGAAATATTAGTCTTATTTCCCCTAAGTTAGGTAGCGTATACCCTTCTAATTCTGGACAAAGTAAAACTAATATCCCATATGGAAACTACTTTTATTTTGAAAAACGTGATTACACCCGAAACCAAAGAGAGATTTTTCAAATGGATGGGAGCAGTAGTTCTGGATATGGCAATCTTTATGATAACGGTTCGGGCGCTGGTGTGCATTTTGGTAATGTCAATCTTTATGTTTCTGAAAAATACAACAAACCTCCATCAATCCCCAGCAGCATCAATCTCCCATCCACCGTAAAAGGTGGTGAATCGTGCTCCGTCAGCTGGTCAGCGTCCACCGATCCAGACGGCAATCTGGAGGGCTACATCGTAGAGCGGTCGTACAACGGCGGCTCAAGCTGGTCGCAAATCTATCAGGGTTCAAGCACCAGCACCAGCACGACAATCCCACACGGGACAAGCACTGTTATGTTTAGAGTCTGTGCCTATGATACAGACGGTGAGCGTTCTGGCTGGCAGACAAGTGCAAATAAGACGGTACTCAACAACCGTGCACCAGATGCGCCCTCTGCAATCAATGTGCCTGTGTCTCCGTCCGGCGGTGAGTCCGTTACGGTTACATGGTCAGCCGCCAGTGATCCAGATGGCAACTTGGAAGGCTATCGGCTGGAACGGCAATGGGACGGCAAGGGCGCATTTGACCAAGTGTATCAGGGGTCTGCCTTATCATACACAGATACAATCCCCAAGGGTGAGCACACCAGTGTTACATACCGTGTGCGGGCGTATGACGCGTTTGGGGCAACGTCTGGGTACACAACCAGCCCTGCAAGGACGATCAGCAACAACACTGCGCCGCTCATCCAGTGCGACTTGTCAGGCGATCTGGGCGATAAGTCAGAGGGATTTACCATCCCATATACCGTAACGGACGCGGAAAATCATGCAGTGACCGTCACGGAAAAGGTCGGCGGCATGGTCAAGCGAAGTAACCATTCGGTGACGCTGGGACAGCCAAACACGTTCCAGATTACCGGAGCGTACTTCCAGAAGGTGCGCAATGGCAAACAGACCGCTGAGATTATCGCTACGGATGCAGAGGGCAAGTCCAGCACACTGTCCCTGACATTCACCAAAAAGGTACACCGTGCATCTATCATGCTTTCTGAACCGCTTGCCGTGGAAAAGGAAATCAAGGTTTGTATCATCAAGGTTTTAGGTGATATTCCAGCTGATGCGACATTCAAAGTCGAAGTCGCAAACAATGCGGGTGATGATGCGCCGGCATGGGAGGATGCGACAGACGCTTCCAAACGAGGAATCAATTATGTTTTCAAGAATAAAACACAGGTAAATGGCTGGAAGTTCGGCTTTCGCGTCACCGCAGAGCGCGGAAAAAGCGGCAATGGCGGCTATATTACATCCGTTCAGGGAGGTTTTCAATAATGGCTTTATGGTGGAAACGTACAGAGGACGAGCACCGCCTATCTATGGCAGAGCTGGAAAAGGAAAATGAAATGCTTCATAAGCAAGTAGAAGCATTGGAGCAGCAATCAGCGTTCCATGAGAATCTTTTCATGGAACTTGCACAAGAAGTCTATGCGTAAGTTTTGCGCAAAAATTGCGCTCAAACTGTATTTTATGTTATGTACAAAAGGAGAAATTGACATGATGGCTATGTTATTTGCACAGAAGATTATTTTGACTGATGATGTTACATTCAACGATGTGCCGACTAAGCTCAAGACTAAGGTTGCCAAGATTCTGATTGATGAATGTGGCGTTCCAGAGCTGGTGCCGACAGAGTTCGGCGGCACGATGGAGACAGCAAAGAAAGCGGTGTGATTTATGGTCGTACATCTGACACAAACAAAAGCCGCTCTGATGGGCGGCACCGCGGTCATTGGCACATGGATTAGTGAGCTGTTTGGCGGCTGGGATACGGCAATTGTGACGCTCATGCTGTTTATGGCGCTGGACTACATATCTGGACTGATTGTTGCCGGCGTATTCCATGACAGCGACAAGA